CAAGCCTTCTGCACGTTGCAGAGTATCAAGGCATCGAGTCAGAGAACTATCCTTTCTTGGGTGGCTCTTACAAGGGCGCGGTTGACACACGTTACGCACTGATGACCACAGGACCTAATGGTCTTGGGAAAGTGCAGTTCAGCGACGAAGCGTAGTTAGTTAGTTAGTTTCGGGAGCGTGTCATCAATTGGCACGCTCCCTTTACTTGTATGTTACAATAAACCACAGGGACACAAAAATTATGACGAACAAACCTAAATGTAAGCACAAAGGCAACACCGCAGGTAAAGTAAAAAGCAAGTATTAGAATTATGAGAAAGATATTAACTGATGAAGAGCTGACAGCACTGGCAGCAAAAATGGAGTTGCGTCGGCAATGGTTAATGTCCCCAGCAGGACGAGCGCGTCGCGATGAAGTGATGCGCCAATACATGAAGAAGACATACGATGGTAACAAAGTAAGCAACGGCGGTGTCCTGAGCTTCAAGGGTTGTTACGATGTTTTCGAACAGAAGGAGATGGAGCATGAGTGCAAGGCCACAGATGGCACAGACTTTGTGAATCCAGACTACCTAAAATTTAAACAAAAAGACTTCAAGGAACGTGGTCTTACAGGAGATTGGCTTAACTAATGGCACAACACACACGCACATGGGATGAAGTAGTTGGGCTAACTCAAGCACGAGCTGGGGCAGCCTTCTCGTCGGGAACCGAGTTGACTAACATCGGGTTCTTGTTGAACTCAGCGGCGCGGACAATCTACGACGAGTCTCGATACTGGGAGCGTTACTTGGTCTTAGAGCCTCGCACAGCAGCTCGTGGGTACATCGCCACTACGGAAGACGGGTTCAACGTCTACGGAGCTGGGTTCCGCGAAGCAAACGGACTGTATGTACGCAATGGCGACGTAAACGGCAAGCCACTTTACGAAATAATCATTGATGGAGCTGCGGCATTTACATTAAGCTGGACTGGCGCTCGCTGGGAGATTGCCTCCGTAATCTACATCACGTCTGTTGGTGAGATTGTCACGAGCGACGGCAACTGGTTGTACGAGCCAGGCGACATCCTGTATTTCAACGTTGCCGCAGATGCAACCCCGCCAGAAGCTGGTTGGGAGCTAGACGTAGGCATTGACCTACCGCCATACGTTGACGCTTTATCCGAGATCGGTGAAGCTATGGGTTTTTTCTCTGGAGAGAAGTGGGTCGGTGGCGATCCTACCAGCTTCACAGCATATCCAGACAAGAACGGCATCCGCGTTGCAAGCAATATCACTGGAACAGTTTACGTAGCATACAAAAAGGCTTGGACGGACACATTCGGCAACGGAGAGTCTGGCACGCTAGCAACAGTCCCGACAGAGTGGGCAGAGTTCATGTCTTATGACGCTGCCCGATCATACAGAGCATCACAGGACAGCGAGAGCGGGTTTAACCCAATAGCCATACGTGATGTAAACAACGCGCTTGAACGGGCGCTCATGAAGGTTAGTCGCAGCGGTGCTGCACTTGCACTCACCAATCAATTGAAGACACAATACAGTGTAGACAACAGCGTATAATATGGCACAAGGTAGAACACCAATCGAGCAGGTATGGACCACGAAGGGAAACCTTCCGAACAACGCTATTGTAGCAACAGCCGACGGCAAGTACCCAGCACTTGATGGTAGCTTGATTACTGGCGTTGCTGGTGCGGGCGACATGAACGCCTCGGTATATGACCCGACCACGATTCAGGCAGATGCCTTTGCGAGAGCCAACCACACGGGTACACAGACCGCCGCTACCATTTCAGACTTTGATGCAGAGGTTAGCAACAATACAACCGTAGCAAGCAAAGCAGATCAGGCGACCACCTATACTAAGAGCGAAGTTGATACCAATATAGCAGCAAACTTCACAACAGCAGATAGAACTAAGCTGGACGGCATTGCAGCGGGTGCAGAAGTAAATACAATTGACAGCGCAGTATCTGGCGAACCTACTGGAAGCGATCAGGTTCTCAACGTGGTCAGTCTTACTCAAGCAGAGTACGACGCTGGCACACCAGTCGCTACTACATTCTACATCATCAACGGATAACGTATGGCTTTATCACTCGGCGGTTCAATAGCGGACAAGATATACCTCGGAGCAACTGAGGTCGCACTTGCATATTTAGGATCGACACAGGTATATTCTGCTGGCGGAGCATTCTCCGCAGAGGCGCAGGACTACTTCGACCGCTTGGACACTGCAGGTGATACGACATACACACCTTACAAACAGCCTCTAGCTAACTACATTGATAGTCTAGTTGCACTCGGTGGTGCATATTGGGATGATCTGGAATCTGCTGCATCGTTCGTCGGTGTGGGCATACAAGGTGTTGCGGTTCCGCTGAAGTCTACAATGCCGACACTTACCAACAACAACTTTGTTGCGGGTGACTTGAATACATTGACGGGTCTAAAGGGTGATGCCTTGACCAAGTATATTGAGACAGCTGTTCTTGGAACAGACTTAGCACAGGATGATGCTTCCGTTTCGGTATATGTAACAGAAACTGGAGCGAATGATGCTTATTACGGTAATGGAGTAGTAAGCGGGTCAATATCGTCATTTGTATCGGGGTATATACGAATGAACTCCGCAGGTCTTAATGGTGGAGTTGTAGCGCAATCTAACGCTTTATATGGTGTGTCTAGGGATAATTCTGCAAATTTCGATCACTACAATGGATCAAGTAATACAATTGTAGACGCATCGACTGGCACTACATCTGGCGAATTTGTTATCTTTGCCGAGGACACATCTCCAACTAGAGAGTTAAACTGTCGCCTAGCCACCTATCACATAGGCCCCGCTCTCAACCTCGCTACCCTAGAAGGTCTGCAAGCCACCCTCATCTCTGAAATCGCAGCAGTTTAATGAAACCACTAGACTACATCGCTAGCAACCCTAGCATCGAAGATATGCAATCGAAGGCACTGCTGTTCTCAGCGGCCCTACACGACGCTATGCAGGCCAAGCAGGGTAACATTGATACCAGCCACTTAATAACCCCAGTCCTGCTCACAGACGGACGCTACGGCATCTGCTGCGACATACTTTCAGAGACAGGATCGGGACACATCTTTAGTGAGATATTCGGTGCTCTAGACACCGCAGCCCTGAACACAGCCGAGATAGCAGATATGTCGGAACTCATGGAACTCCTCCCAACCCCAGAACCCCTAATTTAACAATATTATGGCACACCTTAGAGACAGACGAGCATTCGGCAACATTGGCACACGCAAATTTCGCGGCGCACGATTCGGTGATCCATTGAGTCCACGTGTATCACCATTCGCAATCATTTTCAACGGACAGCCATTGGTGTTCAATGGAACTAATTTAACATACAACGGATAATGAGCATTGATCTAGGAAATACACCTAAAGGAACTCCACCTACCACAGCCGAGCAGGAACAAATTCGCTTAGCCATCGGGCTAAACGATGCTATTATATCAACCGCTGACGGAAAATATCCCGCGCTTGATGGTAGCTTAATTACGAACATCAATCCCCTGTTTAAGTATCTTCGGTATGATGCCGAGCAAGACCAAATCGTAGCAGATCGTGCCATTGAAACCACCTTAAACTCCTTGTTCTTGGGTGAGCAGCACAAGATGTCGTCTGGTTCTGAAAACATCTTCTTTACCAACTTAACATCTGACATCAACTTTTTCCCTATGTGGGGAGGTCTTAAGGACCAAAGCATTGTAGCCAACCAGGGCTCCGAGGGCTTCATTCCGCCAAGTGGTCGCGTTTACTCTGACATGTTTAGCCTTCCGCTCGGTGGAACTCCTAACCCCCTCACTTCCACAGGATACTCTGGCAACAACTACTTCGGGGTCAACATTACTGGACTAGGCATTACAACGGTTGCCGCCGAAGAGGTGGACGAGACGGTTCGCCTTGAGTATCGCATTGAAATCAATGGCAAAAACGTATATAAGCAAGTATTGCCACGCGCCGCCCCCAGATCATCTGCTGCCGCCCACATTTACGCTGGCGACACAATTGAGTGGTTCTTTGACCACCCTGTAGACGTTAGAGCAGGAACTACACTTTACGCCGAGATCATGAAGGTTCGCATTGCGGATGACGTAGACCTTGGCATCTTCCAAGTGCGCCAAGGCGACACCGTGGACCCCAACACTGGATTGCTCCGCTACCAAGCAACTGTCCACAATCGCCTGTTTGAAGACAAGGACTTGGAGCTAATTAGCCCATACTTGAAGTACAAGGCAATGGACTTTGGCTTAGACTCAACTGGCTCCACGATCCTGCTTCGCGACTTATCGCTGGGGGCTGACAGCTTACTGGTCCCACACGCCGTCAACACCCTAGAAGCTATTGTAAATGGCACTGAAATTAAAATTAAAGTAAAGGGAGGGGCTAAGGTCATTGTTGAGTCCTTGCCAGTTAGTGCTGTCAGCATTGATGGCTCATCCGTGAACTCTGTATTAAACCAAGCCGTATTGCAATTAAATGCTATATTCACCAACACCGCTGGGTTTGCTTCAGACGATACGTTTGTAAGCTCATTTACCCTATCGGGCAACGACTTGACATTGGGCTTAAATGATGGCGTGTCTTATACCGTAGATGTAACCACGCTGGGGGTAGACGAAAACAACTTCGTGTCCAGCGGCTCATTAAGTGGCTCGGATTTGACGTTGACAATGGCAGACGCTACAACGGTTGTAATAGACGCCTCTAGTTTAGCTGTAGACGAAAATACAACAATCTCCTTCGGGACCTTGGTTGGTAACACGCTTACACTAACAGCCAGTGACTCCAGCGAGGTTACAATTGACGTAACATCCCTGAACGTAGACACCAACCTGCACGTGGTCAGTGGCGCTCTTAACGGAACCGACCTAGAGCTTACGATGAGTGACGCAACTATCGTGACTGTAGACGCTGTTTCTTTGGCCATTGACAACAACACAACCATTTCGGGCGGTGTCGTTAGTGGCTCTGACATTATCCTAAGTCTTTCGGATGCTTCTGTAATAACAATCGACGCTTCGACACTGGAGACAGGCTCTAGCAATGAAGTAGTTAGCGGCTCTGTGGTAGGTACTAACTTAGTGCTTGTCATGAGTGATGCTACGGAAATCACCATTGATGCTGCAAACATGATCAATGGATCTAGCGGTTTGGCTTCTAGCTCAGGATGGCACATATCCTACGGGGCAAACGCCAATGAAGCCGTGGGAACGTCTACCAATGATTCTACCGTGAACCAACAGTTGCCTTTCTATTTTGGACAAGCTTTAGAGCAAGGTTCAGAATTTAAATGGAACTTCCAAAGTAATGGTGGTAGTAACTTAATAATGGGTATATGGGATGGAGCTGAATCTCCTTTAGCTTATAACGGTGGAGCAAACACCGCTTCTAATTGGGGTACTAACTTCACTTACGCAGGTGGATTTATAGCAGGTTCTAATAGTACATTACTTACCACCAATTCAGGAGCTAAGTATGTAGTAACTAACGGAGATGCTATGAGTATTAGATTCGGTAATGACGGACATTTAACACTAGTTGATTTGAGTGGTGCTAATGAAGTAGCTGTAGCTAAAACTACAATACCTTTAGCCGTTAACTCTTTCAATATTCAAATGTACACTTGGGCCAACGGAGTTTTACCTAATGGAATTATAAGCAACTCAGATTTCTTGTGGGACATTAAGCACGACTATGCAAACACTGAAGATGGTGTTTTAAATGGAGTTCTTACACATACTATACTAGAGAGAACTTTAGCTTTATCTGTAGGTGAGCAATATATGATACCTTTGGATAAGCAAGGAGCAGGAGAAACATTCGGTCTAGGTTATACAGGAGCTGCAACGGGTGTTGTAACCGCTGAAGATGATTTAGAAACTTCTTTTAAATACCAAACAAATGAGAGCATTATAGCCGACATTAATTGGTCACACAATACAGCAGCTAGTGGATTCTTTACAGCAGGTGGTGGCTCTATTGACTCATACAGAGTAGGTGGCGCAGGTACTGAAATGGGCCTTGTTTCATTGAGATATATGACCGACAATACCTTAGAGCTTTGGAGTGAAACTAATAACGAGCGAATAGCTACAACAGTAGTACATCCTGACGGAAGCGATATTAATTTATTCTTTGGTGTTAACGGTAATACTAGTTACTCTGACTTACCTGTTATATCTAAGCAGATTATAGGACAAGGCTCACAGCCTGATGTAGATTTTGTACCTACAGTAGCTGACCAAACAGTTAGTGTAACTGAGGCTGATGTTTTAAACTTTCAGATAATTTCAAATGATAATATCGTAAATCAATTCGTTGAGGTAGATGCACCAAGCTGGATGACATTAAATCAAAACAGTGGTATATTAAGTGGTACAGCTCCAGCTTATTTAGGAACTGCGGCTGACACTATTGTAGTAAACTGTAAGGCTGGCAATGCCGTTGGAGGCACTGTAGATTTTACGGTAACAGTGACTGTGGCCCAGGTTTCTTACACTAATACTAAGTCACTGAGCTTCAATGGAAGCACTAGCTACTTGCAAGGCAATCCAGTAAATATGAACGCTTTAGATAGAGCTTCTAATGGAGACGGTAATGCTTGGACTATATCAATGTGGATTAAGCCAACCTCAACGACAGCTAATCAGACCTTATTGGTATATGGAGCTGGTGATGATTATAATTACGGAGCCATTACCTTAAAGCAATCAGGCGGAACATCCCTAGTATTAAACTACGGTACTGTATACGACAATATTATATTGGTCGCAGGGAACGCTCTTACGGCTAACACTTGGCAGCACGTGATGGTAACTTTTGACGGAGGTTATACAGGAAGTATTCTAGCTGACTCAGCGATATACTACAGTAAATTTAAAATATACGTTGACGGATCACTTCAGTCACCCATTGGAGTAGCTAGTAATGGAGGTTATAGCGGTGCTATTAGTGGCTCAGACCCAAGCAATAATATCTTTAGGATTGGTAGAGCCAGTAATGTACACAATAACTATTACGATGGCACTATTAATCAAGTAGCTATATGGGACACTGATGAAACCTCTAACGTGTCGACTATATACAACAGTGGTGCAACGCAAGACTTGAGCCTGTTAACATCAGCCCCCGCGCACTACTACGAGATAGAAACTAGCGTAACAACTATAACCGATTTAGGGGGCAACGCTGACTTAACGGGTTACAATTTTGTAAACGCAAACCTAGTGAGCAACACGCCCTAATTAACAACTCTCGGGGGTCGCGTCGATATGGCGCCCCCCCCCAAACTTTAACAAAACAGAAGTTTACTATCAATATAATAATATCAATGGAAGCTATATACAGGTCTACAGTCGGAACAAGCGGCTGTATCGCTACAATCGAACTAAGTCACATCAATGAAGTCCTAGGGCTAGTTGTTGGTCTCGCCACGCTGGTTTACATGACCGCATCCGCCATCAAAGTAATCAGGGAACTAAAAAAGAAATAATATGAAGGAATTACTGTTAATAATTACAGCATTACTATCTGGCTGCGCTTACAAGGGCGACGTGTACCTTTACTCTCCACAGACTTAGTTCACAGAAATACAAATCAATAAAAACAATAAAAAAATGAAATCAAAAATACTACTATT